AGAGGCTCTACGCAGTGAAGGCGTCGCTGGGACAAGCAGTCCGAAGCTCGCCGTACAGATCGTCAGTGATGTTGGCCTCTGTCTTCTGGATTTGGATCTCACGGGGGTTGCCCGTAAGACGTACCGGAAGATCAAGACCGCTGACGCCTGCGTATACCTCGCTAAGGGTGCACGGATCACGCGGCGCAACAACAACCGGATGACCGTAACGGAACGCATCCGTCCGGAAACTGGAATCACGCGTCTCGACCACCAGATTCTCTTCACCTGGTACAGTCACAAGCACCTCATCGAACGGAGTCGTCAGATGCTTGATGGACGTGTGACGTCGGTTGTCGTACGTCGTCTTGGCTCTGCGAAAAACCGAGATCGTAGCGTTAGCTGGCTGAGCAGCACCCATCTTATAATCCTCCATTGCGTCAGGTACCATTCCCTGACCAAGTTCAATATTATTTTTGCACGGCGTAGATATTCCTAGTGAATATCAAGCGACAAAGGAGACTCGTCATACTCCTCATCATATTCCTCATCATAATCATCCTCGGGCAATCCACTGCGATCAATACCATCTCTATCAGTAGAACCTAGCCCGTGTTCCTCAGCCTTCTTGCTATCAAATTTCTTCTCTTTAAAGATACACTCATCCGGAATAGCCATAAACCTATCAACCGCATTTTTCAACTTATGCCCAGTAGCACCAGGAAAACTACATAACTCAACACAGACACCCTTGCTCTTAAGAGACTCAACAAGAGGAGTCATCTCGTTATCCCCAGAACAAAGAACAACCGTATCCAACCGAGAAGCAATCTCAAGAACCTCTACAGCAATACCAACATTCCAGTTGCCTCTGGCCTTCATCTTCCCATCACTGCCTTCTCGGATCTTAAGTTCTTTGACCCGTAATTCATACCCAAACCTCTGCAGAGCCTCCTTGAAGGCGCTTTGATTGACATCGGCTTTCTGTACAATATAAGCTATCGCCCTTACGAGTTGCCTTCCCTGGACCAACTCCTCAAGGAATTTACCATATTCGATTTTGCCACAATGAATAGTCTTTGCTGAATAGAACATATTTTGAACATCAACAAAGATACCCACACGCTGTGAATTGTGTGTCATAACTTCCCCCTATAGGCTGCTGTACAGCCCCATTAACCAAGACATCAGTGCGAGCTTAGCCTTCCCAAGACCATTCTCAGACACCCACTGAACGTCCAAAAAACCATCAATGAAAACCGCCTTAACTGGTTCATTCACAACAATAACACGATCACAAAAGAACCAATCAGGGCACTTGTCCAAGGACATATCGATTTCTTCGCCATTCGGAAGTACATCCAGAGCTTCAGCAACCAGAATCTCATCCGGGTTCATCTCTATAAAAGCAACCATATCATGTCTTTGATTTGGTCTCATTCTAGACGAAATAGGCAGATGCTTTTCATCCCCAATCGCACAATAAGCCAAAAACAATCTGGCTAAATGCTCTTTTCTCAGCTCATTAAAAGCCCATGACAAAGCACGAGACTCGTCCTGATGCTGTTTTGTCACATTCTCCGGATTCCCTCTCATATCCGCCAAAGAGGAGAGCCTCACACCCAGATTACGTAACAAAGCCAAGTTACGGATTATCCTACTCATTTTGTCCCCTGGAAACATAGTATCAATAGGAATATGTCGTGAAAATTATCTAGGATCCACAGGAGGAACTTTGAAATTACCCTTCTCAAAAAAGAACTTCAGATCTAGATTACCGAGCGTGATCACCTCATTAAAACCAACGCCAGGATTATCCGGATCAGCGATCTTATTAGTCTCAATAATATCATCAGCAGGACTGAAGATATTCGTATAAGAAACACCAGGAACATTCTGAATCACATCATATAAATTAGACAAAAACATCCCAGTACCCATCTCAAAATTATTAATATTGAAGAAATCACGAATAGCATCTTCAACAGCCACCTTGACAGTACCAGAATCAGCATTCCGGCTCATAACAACACTAGCCTCAACATCAATAGGCTTAATAGCACCATCATAAATCCTAACCTCATCCGTCAAAACATTAATACGACTGAAGAAATCAACCAAACCCCTCTTAAGCCCACTATTAGGTCTGACAGGAGTCTGATCAGGACCCTCAGCAAGAGCATAAACCTCCACAATATTCCTATTCACGAAATCATTCTGAATAATAGCAACACCTTCTGCAACAGAAGGAGCAGCCTGCACAGCCTTTACTACAGAATCAAAATCCTGATCAACACCCGTCCTGAGAGTACCAATAGCCTTAGAAACAGAACCAAAAACCGGATGTGTAAAATTCTTAGCTAAAATACCATAATCCTCACTAGTAACAGCATTCTCCTGCGTAGAGAACTCTCTAGGAGCACGCCTTTTAGCCTCCTCAACCGTCTCAGCATCAGTACCACCAGAAGACGGATTCGGATTCCTAAACAAAGCCTCAACAGCAGCATTATAAGGAGCATCAGGAATAACTGGTCTAGTATCGTTAATAGCACCAGAACCAATACGACCACGAATACCACCACCAGTACGATACCTAACCGTAATCTCCTGGCCAGTTAAAGGAGACTTACCAGCAATATCATTGCCAAATCGAATCCTAGAGCTATTCTCCAGATGAATAACCTCGTATACCTCCTCATCTGCAGAAGCTTTCTCTAGGATATCGACCCTGCGCCATACAGACACTTCAGAACCAGTTCTAACCTCAACCCTAATCGGTTCATCAAGAACATTGCTTTGTTCAATCTCAATACTCTGATCTGTACCACCGGGCGAGCTAATAATGAGAGGAGTGCCGGTCTTACCCTCTATACCATAAGCTACAATGCCCTTCTTGCCAGCGGGTACAATTATATCCGAAGTAAAATCGCCCGGAGCCCTAAATATCTCATATGTCAAAGGCTGGTTATCCGGACCTCTAATACTAAAGCTAGTGCCAGCGGGGACTTTAATCTCAGTCGGCAGAGGAGAATCTATGGTAATCAGCACATCCACCGTAGCTGGGGTAGCTCTCTGGATATCTTGGTTGATTAACTGAAGGTGATTGGATACGGCTTCTCTTGTCTGGGCCGTCGGCAGGAACGATTCGTCCACAAGAATGTCTGCACGTTGTGATAAATTACCGCCTATAAAAGACAGTAATTCAAGAAGCATAATTATACCATTATTAGCTACATAATCATTAAAGTCATTCGGATAATACGTTCGTAAGTATTCGATACCAGCTCTGCGGAACGCCTCAAAATCAAGCGCGGAATAATCCAGCCTACGCAGCTCCGCAGGATCTAAAACGACACCGAATTCCTCCGGAGCATTAGGAAGTTTAAATAAAACATTCTCAGCCATATAATTCCTTTACAAATCTTATTCTTCTTCCAGTGTATATTTTTCTATATCCGAACTTTACTGCAAAATCTGATTCTTTCATCCTTATCGATCTAGCATGAACATATAAAGTTTTCTTATGTATAATATGCCCGTTGGAATCTACATACCAATAACTAGGCTTGTTACAACCGTCTTCCATCCATCCAGACGCTTTATAAATGGTCCCCAAATGTTGGAAGGCCTCATCAGAAAATGCCAATAGATATTTCACATATGTTCTGTTCTTTTTTATAAACTTCACACATCTGGACAAAAACCAAGACGATAAATTATGAGAATAATACCCAGGATTAAGACAGAATTTATTTAATTCTAATACCTGGTGAGGCTCTGCCCCTAACCTATCAGCGCTCTCTTTTCTAGTAATCGAGGAAAAAGAAGATACACCAATAAGTATAGTACGATGATAAATTCCAAAGTATGTTCCTCCTCTCCCACCTTTTGTCATATAATGATACTTCGATAAAAATTCATCGCCCTCCTTACGATTAATTACGCAGAAATTTATAGATTCCTTGTCAATATGTCTTATTTCCTCCGTCTTTCCCAAGATTTCGAATATTCTATCTCTAATTCTATTCTTAGCTAAGAATTCGTGTTCCCATAATATCAACAAATCGTAATCCTTCGCCAATTTCTCATTATAGAACTTCATAAATTTCTTATCTTTCTCAACCCGTTCCGGTATAAACCTGTGATGGTAATCTCCATTTACGAATATAATACACGGCCTATCGGACAAGATCATCGCATCACATCTATAAGAACCAAAAGATAATTTTCTAATATCTTCAGGCTCCTTATAATATTCTAAACCTAAATCATCTAGTATCGAATATAAAATTAATTGATTAGAACTGATCCAATTGTGGTTGTTGCTTATTCTTTCCATCCCAGAAAACCAAGCTTCTCTAAATTTTTTAGTTCTCCATAATTCTTTCATCTTAACTGACGCAGATCTTCTCATCTCCTCTGTATAGGGCTTCCTCAACTTCATCTTTGCTGCTTTAACAGGATCACAATATGCTTTATTAACAGCATCGGATATTTTACGTCTAAAATCCTCGGTCACTAATGATAAAGACATTTTACGACTTAGTTCGCGGTTTTCCTGTCTACGCTGAGTAGAGGCCGAAGCACTGTGGGCATTCTTTCTTTGCTCTTCTGTAAGAGATAACAATTTCATAATACTTTTACTCTTATCAATCTTACTAATCATATTGTGTCTATATTTCTCATCTTTCCATAGTCTCTTTAAATTCTGGGAATTTTTATTTCCTATTTTCTCATACATACATTTTCTGCAATTTTTCGTACCTTTCGATCTTCTATTATATAGAGCCCTCTTAGTTAACTCGATATTCCTATTGCAATTAGGGCAAGAAATAATCACCTTCTCAGACATCATCTAGCCGTCTCCAACCTAGCCGTAGGTATATCAAGCTCCACTAAAAGATCATAATTCCCCGGATTACCACTAGGATCAAATAATTCCTCAGCCTCATCCGGAGTAAATTTATCCAACTTAAAATAACCATAAATCTTAATCTCCAATAAATTCCTAGAATCATCAGAATTCAAAACAACCTCTCTAACCTGCACTCTCCTCTCATACGTGCTAATAGCCTCACGAATATCATTCTCCAACTCATCCAAAGACTGTTCATCCATATTATCGAACACAAATGTACGAATCCGAGTACCAAAATCAGGCCGCATCACCCGTTCATCAGGAGCTGTAAGCAACAACTGGACAAGATCATTCTTTATAAGACGCTCACCCTCCTGCCTAGATAAAATATTCTCCTGACCACCAATAAAAGGCGCATTATAGCCAAAATACTTGATCATCGCACCATCTCCCTAACAACCAAAATCTCATCATAAACATCCTTAGCCAATTCATTCAGATCATTCCCATACTCAATCAAACGATCTCTCTCAGCAACCAACTCCTCCTCCCTCTGAACCAATTTCTCATATATCTCAGACCCAGTAGCCCCTATAACAGCAGAAGCTGCGTTCTTGATCTTCCTAACCTCACTGAGCTGCTTATTAGAGTCAGAAATCTTGGTCTCATTATCCTTGATATCAGACTGAATCTCGTTATAATCTTTAATCAACTCATTAAGCTGGTCCTGCGACTTCTGTATAAGCTCAGAAGCTTCCTCTTCTGTGAGGCCGGCAGCCTCCAAATTCAAACGATTCGTGTTCTGCTGCAGTTCCAAAACAGCCGGAATCTCTGGGAAAGAAAGCTCAGGCACGTCCTCATCACCAAATTCAAGAACCTGGCCGACCTCATAACCCTTCTGGCCATCGCCAACCAAAGTATTGGCACCAGAAGAAACATTAAAAATATAATCCCCATACGTAGAACGCCTCTGATTATAAGTATAAATCTTGGGAGGGAGAGGCCTTAATTCCTCACCCCTAAACAATTGTCTAGTGATACTCGTATCCCTTGGAGGATCTTCACTGCTTATAATAAAAGTTACACTCTGATTATCAGAAGCCTCTTTAGGTAATAGAGGAGAATATAAAGCCGTAGGAAATTCAATTATCAAAGCATTCTCCTCAGTCGCAGGAAGTTATAACGTTCTCGTCTACTTCCTCAGGAGTATATTCGACAAACGCCCTATCCTCTGGCTTCCTCTTATCCTGTTTGATCTCCTGCGGATCAAGCGGTGTATTTCCACTACCAGCTTCTTCTTGTGCGCCCCCACCAGGTGCAGCACCGGGAAGAAAACCATTCAATTCAGGAGCATTCACAGCCACATCAGTATTAACACCATTACCAGCCAACTGCAAATGCCCAGAACCAGAAGACTCGAAATCTATATTAGAACCAGCTTTGAATGAAATCCTGTTAGCAGCCTTAAATGCTATATTCCTACCAGAGACAATCTCGATATCCTGTTGACAATAAATCTGAATCTTACCATTCTCATTATTCCGGATAATAACTGTATCGTTCTTATCATTAATGACGATATACTGTTCTTTACCCTCTTTAGCCCTAAGAACACTTATACCCTCGTTCTTAGATAGCCATAAACCACGATCCTCAATATCGACAACCTCAGTCCATGCACCATCCTGACCTACCCTACCATCACGAGCCTCCAAACCCTGGTTAATACCACCCTCCGCAGAAGCCAAACCAAGAGGCTCGTCTCTCCTACCATTATCTCCTCCGGCAGCTGTCTTTAGTCTAAGATAACCATTATGCTTATCTAACTTAAAATGATAAGTATCCTTCTCAGGTTCTTCCGTCATCGCTACCTTAGTAGCAAATTCGTTCTCTTCTAATTTCTTCCATTCACGAGATACCTCCGAGTCGGTATCTGTGCACGCCATAATATAATCTTCTCTATCATTTAATTCTACGATCTTGGATTTAGGAGAATACCATCTTGTTGTATTTAATTCGTCTTTATCGATAGCTTCAAAACCAAAACCCCTCGCTGCTCCAGGGCTGTCCGTCCAGCTTCTTCTGGTTTTAAGCAGCCAGCCATTACCTCTGGGGAGTTCCTCTGCCTCAGCATCTGTTGGACTTGTCCCCCTATCATCTAATACAAACTTAAACCCATATCTTGTCACAAAACGCATCTGCCGAGAGTCACGTTTTGTCCAACCATGCTCTTCCTCTAAATCACCCTTAGATCCTACTTCATCTATAAGTTTCTTCTTATAGAATTCATCCTCCGAGGGATGGAAACCTATGTCCATTAACTGGATCAGATGTCCACCTTTAGTTCTCCATTTCATCCATCTCTCATCAGATTTTGCATTTCTAGATAATATCCTCTGTGGGCCATACTCATCGGATCTACTGGTGCCACCTACGGCACTACACCCGGACATCGATCCGCCTTGTTGCGCCCATCCTACGTCTCTCATTTCGAATTTATGACCAGCTCTAGTTAGAATTAGGTATTTTCTTTGGTCCTGCTCATTAGAGTCTGGTTGATCTTCGTTCAATAGTCTAGTTAGGTATTTGCTGCGTTCTATTTCAAAATCCCGGTCTTTCTCAAAATCGCCTTCGAATTCTCCTAATGATCCTTCTTTTTTCCAATAGTACCCCACATCTGATTGTAGAACCAATATTCCGTATTTGGTTACTTCTGTAACGTATTTCCTGTCTGGGTTGTTTATTTCGGGTTTTGCGCCTATGTCGAAGTTTCGTCTGGCTATGGCGTCTGTGTCTGGATCGGCTGGTTTTATATCGTGTTCTACTGGGAAGTATCCTACGGAACTTGCTATTTTGTAGTTTCCATAACGGTCTCTTTGGCCGTTTGACATTGGTCTGTAGTCTTTTGGTAGGTATTCTTGTAGGTAATCGTCTGGTGTTTCGTCGGCACTTCCGTCTAGTTTGAGTGCTAGTGGGCTTGGGTGATATATGGATTCTAGTGGGTATCGTTTTCTTCTTGTTCCAGATGCGAATCCGCACCAGATTGGTCCGTAGGGGTGGTTTTTCTCCCAGGTTATCCAGATTATGTCGCCGATTATGGGGTGTGTCCAGGACCCGGCGTTTTTACCTCCTAGGTAGGGTGCTGGTATTGCCCATGGACATTCTGTGTTTCTGATGTCTTCGTCGTGTAGTTCGGGGCATTTGAATCTTACTCGGTATATCTGTAGTGGGTCGTTTGTGTCTATAACTAGGGCGCGATACCAGCCTGGAAAGCGGTTGAATAAGTCTTTAACTCTATTCTGGTGGAATTTCCCCCATACTTGTCCTAGATTGTCCATTATAATAGCCTCATTACTGAATCCTTATTGGGGAATTGTATTGTTTCCCCTGCTTGTGGCCATCCTAATGTATTTAGTGGTCTGTTGAACATTGTGATTACCCAGAATAGGGATGGTGTTCCGTAATATTCTTGTGATATTAGGTCTGGTCTTCCTTGGTTAATTTGGTCTATTTTGATGGTTGTTATTTGTTCGTCGTTGAGGTTTTTTCTTTCTAGTTCTGGTGGTCTGTTCCATAGTCCGAATGTTTCTTTGCCGTCTTTTATGACGGGTTCGGTGTCTTTAAATCTTGAGAATTCGCTGGTTAGTATAGGCATGTTTTAGTACCATGTGAGTGCTGGTTTCTGGAGATTCTTGTTTATTATCTTAGGGTCACTTGTCTTGGTGGCTAGATTCGTGGCCAGCTCTAGTAAGACAGCTACCTTAGTGTAAAGCGGGTGTATTCCTTGGTTTTCTATAATTTCTGGTCCAAAAGTTATATTGACGTCCCTTATTCTAAATTGGGTATTTTGCGGTATTGTCTTAGTATATCTTACCTGCACAGTAGGATAAATCCGTTTATTTTTTATTTCAAATTCGAAGAAATAAGATTTTAGTTTCTTGAGTTCTAAACCGACTTTTGAACAATTGAATTTCCTATCCGAGGCCAAATATTCCCATTCCATATTGACCCTTCGGCCTTGAGATCCCTTATGAATTCTCAGTGGTTCATAAGACCATTGTGGTACTTCCATCCATAAGGAACTGTTGTTCTCAGAAACTAGCTTAGGAGCAAATTGAAATTCTATGCGCTTAGAATTATACAATTTAAACCAACATTGCTCAGCTAATTTCTTATCAAATTGTCTCAATGATGAGTCTGGCATTTTAGGAGACCCACTGATTCGCTTGGACAGTCAAACCCGAACTCGTTTCTTGTTTTGCCTCCAAAAGATCCCTTATCGAGATCAGGATCTCGGCAACATCCTTGTTAGATGATTTGTTTGAAATGTCATTCAGCAAGGTATTCGTTGTTTGAAGTTCTTTGTTCTCTTCTTTTGGTGGTCTTGCACTATCTTCATCTATTTTGACCTTCGCTACTTCATTTGGACGTGCTCTCATTTTCTCCGTAGCTTTTTCTGCTTCATTAACTTTACCCATAGCTTTATTTTTTTGGTTTTTCAATGCTTGTTCTGCTTTTACTAATTCTCTGCGCCATTGTTCTAGAGATTCGCTCTCATAATCACCAAACGGATTTTCCGCATCTGGCTCCAGTGCGAACATATTTTGTACAGCTTCTGTTAGATCTTCAAATTGTTCTATTTGTTTATCTACAGTAAGACTATCTTTTAGCTTTTTAGCTTCATCGCTAGCTCTAGTCATTTGATCTGCTACGAGCCTGGAATCATCTAACAAGTCCTTCATAGTTATATCTTTTTGGGTCTTCTGCCGCTCCTTTAGGATATGATCCATGTTCTTTTCGAAAATTAGTTTCTCTTTGCTGGCCGTAATACCTACTTGTTCTATTCTCTTCTGCTCTTGTATCTTCTTCTTTTCTTTTTCACGAATAGCTATCATTTTCTCGTGTTCTGCTGTTATATCCGCCGTTATTTTCTTTATTCCTTCTTGATCCTTATACAACTCAGTTATCGGTTTGTGTGTACGCAAGGCCTCCTTGCGGATACCCAGTATAATCGCTTGAGCAAGATTACCTTGCTTAATAGCTTCCTGATATTGCTTATCAAGAACATTAACATCGCCTATTACTGCCTTATTCGCTTTAGCTTGAGCCACCACCAGAGAATTCAGTTTATTTTCTAATTCCATGATCTCCTTAGTCTTTTTGATCGTAACTCCGGTATCATCTCCAAATAGATATCCAATCCCCTTCGATATCGCAGACGGGTCTAACATTATTGCATCAATGGCATCACTATATGCCTGCATCTCAGCTTTATCCATCTGCTCAATTCTTAATTTTGTTAATTTAGTCCTCAATTGTTTTATTTCTTCCTCATGTATCCCTTGCATAATTTTCTTTTGTTCTAATAATTTATCACGACGTCTATCTAATGCCTTATTCCCTTCCTCGATAGAGGCTTTACCTTCCTTGAATGCCTTGTGAGTATCATAGACCCCCTTAGCCAATATATAAATTTCGGCGGCTATAGCTGCCCAGAATCCAAACTGAAGAACACGCAACCCGCTCATGCCTTTAAGCATATTAAACAATCCAGACACCTTATCACCAATAATTGAGAACCCTCTTCCTATAAAGCCACCACCTTTCCCAGTTACGCCTGCAAACATCTGTCTAAAGAAGTTAGCAACATAACCAGCCGCACCTTTCATCTTACTTACTAAACCACCAAGCATTTTACCTACAAAAGGAAATGCCTCTAATGCAGCCTTACCCACACCTAAGATCCCACGTGTTACGCCGCCCAACAACGACCCCACTGAACCTAATAATCCGGAGAAGGCAGTTATCGTAATACCCCACGATGCCAAAGTCTTGACCCATGGGGTATCTAGGAAACCAATACTAGATTCAGCAATTGACTTAAGATAACTATGAGTAGTTTCCAAACTGTTCTTAATATCATCTACCGTAGTCTTTAGGTCCCTAATCAGTGTGTTTGTTTTATCTAGAGTCGCATTCATCTCCTTCATAGGATCTGCTGACTCTTCTGCGACCTTGTCGAAATCCTCCTGCCCACTTGCCAATAATCTAACAGCTTTCATGATATCCATCCAATGTGCACCTTGCATACCTATCCGAGTACCCACATCTTGGATTTTGGCTATTTTACTTCTGCCACCCTCCATATCATCAAGAATCTCAAGCCACTGCGTGGCCTGTTCAGCCAATCTCTTCTGCATAGCCGCCGGATCGTCCATAAGATTAAAAGCATCCTGGCCTATAAAGGCCACTGATTGCAAGGGATCAAGCATTCTCTTAACAACAGAAACAGCATCAGAAGTATTCATACCCAATTTTTTAGCACCACCAGCAGCACGCATAAGCGCCTTACTGTATCTCTCTGCAAACACCCCACCACGATCACCCATAACCACAGCAGATTCACCAATATTACTAAGTATTTGGTCAAGATCAGAACCAGTAAGCCCAATTTCTTTCGAAGCCCTGTTCATCCATAAGAGCTGCTTGGTAGCTGCTTTTGTATTACCCGTAACAGAAGTCAAATTCAACGCCATTCTGGCCATGACTTCATTACTCGCACCCGCATTCCTCTTTAGAATCTGCATCTGCACGCCAATAGTATCAACAGCCTCCGCATTCTGGAAACCGACAGACCTCATAGCGACTATAGACTGTTCCAATTCCTCGGCCATAACATCATACTGACCCGCTAAATCCAAGGTTCTTTCGCTTAGAGCCTCCATCCCACCCATAGTCTGGTAATGTAGCTCATGAAATAGTTCTTCTCTTTTTGCTGCCCTATCAACAGCAACAGAGTAAATACCAGCTGCACTGGCCATTTTAGTTAATTCGCCAAGACCTACCGTATCCAGAGTCTTGCGTAAACCCTGGCCAATAGAACCTATAGTGTCCTTGATAGACGACCATACTTTGCCCATTGCCCTTAGACCGCCAATATAATTCTTAGCTTGACGAATATCTAGTACTTTCTTCTGAGCTTCCGCTCTGTCCTCCACGGAATCAGATAGGGCCTCTGATATTTTGTTTCTCTGTTCCTGTATTTCAAGAATCTCTTCATAAAGATCACGTTCTTTCTCAGACATCTTAATAATATCAGATTTCGTCTTAATACGATTATCCAGAGTCTTACCAATTTGTTTTTCGTACCTCTTCCTAAGATCATAATGCCTATATGCCAGTTTAGCTTCCTGGGTCAACAACTTACTCTTCTCGGAAGAGAATTGCCTAATTAATACCATCTCCTCCTCGGCCATACCTATGCCTTTTTTACTGCGTTTCTCCATAAGATCCATAAGATAAGGAATCGCAGTATCGGACAGGTACTTATATTGCTCTACTGCATAATCTAGATCCTCTCCCCGGAGATATCTTATCTGAGCTACGGAACGCATAGCTGAGCTAAGGCGATCCAGCATCGCCTCTGGTAATCCGAGTTGTTTATTCAGCCCTTCGACATTCTGTGTCGCCCCAGAAGTTTCTTTGGCAAAATTCCTAACTGACTGGGATATATCAGTCTGGGATATAGTCTTTGATGTTTTCCCAAATGATTCGGATATCTTCGTAAAGTTACTTGCGATATTTCCACCCATTTTATCCAGCATATTACTGGTGTTTTTAGCCAAATTCTGCACACGTGCCTCTAGGCTCTCGATCTTAGTCAGAGCAGAATCTAGAACCTGGTCCACGTTGCTCTGCAGAACAAGGTCAATACTGAGAGCATAGGAAGTGATGTCGGCCATGGATACCCCTACGATAATTACTCTTAATATGTTTGGTTTACTATCTACTTTACAAATTATCCTAGCACGATACAACAAGACAAAGGAGGAACATCATGAACGAAGAAGGCACACTACCTTGGATAAAAAGAAATCTAATCGGCATAGCGCTACTAACAGTCTTTCTGGTCCCAGTCGGTTTCCTGGTTATACTGATATCCAGACTAATATTGCTAGGGCCGAAGAAAGCCTTTATCAAAATGCCGTCTATAAAACAATCCTTCATAGTCGGATTGGCTGTCTTGTGGGTGCCCATAGTGCTGCCAGATCCGGAAGAAGGAAGAATGGGAGCATATAGCGAAAGCAACCCCGCAGGGTACGACTACAAGATAGAAGGAAAGAAAGTAATCTTCAACAAACCACCAAAAGAAAGAAAAAACAACCAACTGTTTGTGACCTGTTACGATGGGAAGAGATACTACGTAAAGCCAGAAACCAATGGACGAACCAAAATATTCACAATACAAGGCCCAGATACGAAATTCGACGAAGACAGCCCAGCAGAAGGCGTAGGTGTAAAATGCGTAGTGAGGAGACTACAGAGAAACTACGCAATATCCAAGAAAAAATTCGAATCAGATCCACTCAAATACGCATGGTCTAATCACAATTGGGACGAGCGAGTACCAGACGGATACAACGCCGGACACCACAAGAGAGGCTATTGGACCTTCTGGACCATACTCATGCTATCACTCGGAGCATTAACCCTACTAGGTGCAGTAGTCGACACTACACCTTCACAGCACTCGCATCATAATCAAGACGAGCCAAATACAAATCAGTGAACCACTCACCCCTAGTCATAATATGGTGAAAACCATAAACAAGCCAATCCCCACCTAAGAAAAACGGCTGAAAATCAGCATCAATCCACAACAATTTCATCTTGCTCACACCCAAATTATGAGCATTCGCAAGATCCCTAGAAGTCTCACCAGTCACCCTAACCTTCAACCTCATAACCAAATTCAACATATTCAAAAACATACCCCTAGCCCGACCGTCAATATAATCCTGATACCGTAAACCAAGATCCCCCGCATTATGCTCAGGAATCGCCAAGACGCTAGTAGACCACTCATGTGGCTTCTCGAAAGAACCAGGAGGACCTTGAGGCTTCTTAAAACCCTTTCTCTCATCAATATTAACATTCTTCTTAGAAGAAGTATTCTCATCATACACATGTGCAAAAGTACGACCAGCATCAGTAATCCTATCAATATACTTCTCAGTAGTAGCAGAAATACCCCCAGTGATAAGCTGCCTCTGAAATACAGAAATAAACGTATTCGCCAAAAACTCGAAGTTCATACCATCATGGCCACCAGGTGCATTCGTATCAAAAACCCAAGAACCATAATCGATAGGGTTCCTAGCTGCTTGTTCCTTCACCCAAATAACAGGAACCTCATTCTCCAAATTCCCATCACTAGAAACAATAAAATTCGTCTTATTGCCAGTAACACTAGAAGCCCAATCAAGCAAAGAACCTATAAACGTCTTAGGATCCATCCTCATCATATACCACTTATTCTTAACATTATCTAAAGTCTCACTGACCTCAACACGACCACCCTCTTCAACCACAGACCTATTAGGCTCAATAAAATAACGCTGAATAACCTGCTCAATAACCTCCTTTACGGAACCCTCATAAACCTCACCAGAACTATCCCCAGCATTAAGCCAATAAGACGGAGGATCAACAGCAACAAACTCAAAACCACCACCAGTATTAATACCATTAGCCCTAACATCAACCAAATAACCTAAATGCTTACCCGTACGATCCGCGCCAGGCCACTCCAATTCCCACACAACCTTAGTCGGAATCCTTCTGCCCCTATCAAGATACTTATCCTGAGTAGCAAACTCCCTAAGGACGTTCCAATAAGAGTCTCTGACTTTACCCCTGACGATATAACCGCCATTGGTCATAGCTTGCCACTCGAATCTTTCGAAGATATATCCAAGGTCCTTTCCTCCTTCGATTGTTAAATATAACTTGGGACGTGACGAAATCTTTGTTAAACCGGTTTTGGCCATATTATGCCTCAGCAACTAGATCTAACTTGGGTTCTGTACGACAAAAATTCAAACCATTACTTACTTCTATATTTAGGAGAGGCAGAAGGCTACACCATAGCCATCGACGCACGTAGAGCAACACCAAGAGATACTATGATAATCCGAGCCAACCTAAACCACCTGAGAAGAACCAATCTAGAAACCGTCCTAGAATGGGTAAAGAAAGAATTACCCGACCTATATAACAACGCAGTAAAGAAATTCAAAACAAACCAACTTATTATAAAGAAAGAATATTCACTTTCTCAAATTGATTCTATTAAGAAGACGAGTAAGTGAGCCAGCATTCAAATTATACACATTATTCTCAATATAAGACCTAGACGAACCAGGACACTCACTGTCCATATCGTTCCAATCAATATCTGGGTCCGGAGGAATAGAATAAGCCAATTTCCTGACCTTATCCCTAAGAACAAAATAATTCTTCTTAATAGACAAAATACCAGCCTCATCAGCATCCGGAGCCAAAACCACAAGACCAGACTCAAAAGAAACCAACTTCTTAACCTGCAAACTATTACGCGACATCATAGCACCACCAGTAGCCACACAATCACCACCAATACCCAAACAATTAAAAATAGACTCAACAACAACCACCGACTCACAACCATACTCCACATTATCAAAACCATATAAAAAATCAGACTTAGACAAACCAGTCACAGACTCATCAGGAAAATTAAACCTCTTATTCATAACAAACCTCTCCTGCCAATAAACCAAATCATCATACTCAAAATAAGGAAAAACAATAGTAGAAGGAGTATAATACAACCTATTCCTGGAAATCACATCATCAGAAACACCACGACCATACAAATACCGCCTATACGCCCTCTCCAACTTCTTCCCAGAATCACCAAACTCCTGACTATGTTCAGGGAGCTTCAAATGCTCCTGCGGCTTTTCATCCTTCTCCTTTTTAAGGTCCCTGATCCTATTACGCTGCAACAACCTCCTAGCAGCACTAGGCGCACCACCAACATCAGCCAAAGCCTTATAATACGACAAATTCTTATAATTCATTACAAACTTAATAAAAGAACCATCATAATCCTGATGTTTAGGACGGAAATCATGCACCCAATTTGATACAATACCACGTTTATTCTCTTCAGCGATCAAATTAATATAAAGATTAAACCGTTTATCGCCATCCGGATTACAAATACGCAACTGAGTCTTATTCTTCGAATACTTATATTCGAAATGCCTAGATACCCAATCTTCAATTTGATGAGCTTCTAACTTCATACAAATAAAATATCATATCTAAGAACACTTAGAACTACCACAATCTTGACAAGTCCTACAAGTGCCCTCAAACTTCACATTACTACTACCACAATCAGTACACTTAAACGAACCCTTAGCTTCCTTAGCATCAATATACTCAGTCAAAGCCCTCGCAATAGCCTTAGCAAACGACGTAACCGTCTCCTGAGACTTCAAAATCTGATCAACCACAAACTCAATAGGAACACCATGCCTCAAAGAAGTAGAAATCAGCCTAGTAATAAGAGAAGCAGCCTCATCCTCATACCTATTCAATTGTCTTACAACCATGGCACCACTCTCAAATTCATAAGTACCCTTCGCTTCGCCCTTATTCTTATGCTTAATTATATGACCCTTCTGCCTATCTGCAACACCAGCCTGAGCATGATCTAAAGCAAAAACCTCGAAAACTCTACCCTTCAAAAACCCAATAAACACCGTATATATCTTACCATTCGGCTTAATCAAACGAACAACCGCATCCAACTTCCTAGGCCTCTTAGGAGACTTATGGCGCTTAATTTCAGATTCAGATTCGGATTCCGTAACCAAAACACCCTCTCTACTACCATCACGATAGACCGTAATACCCTTACAACCAGCCCTCCATGCCTCCTGATAATAATAGGAAATAACATCAGGCTTGCAATCCCTAGGAAGATTAACAGTATTACTAATGCTCTGATCGATATACCTGTTCGTCACGCTCTGTAATCTGATCCTATGCTTCGGATCTACATCATGTGCCGAAATAAAATAATCAGGCAAATCCTCAGTATTATGAATCTCGCAATATTTCCTAGCAGCTGGATGAAATACGGTATGATGTTCTACCTTCTTTGACGTCCCCAGATTGGTCTTTCTCACATGCTTCATTTGGAATACTGGCTCTATCCCGGATGAGCATTGGGATATAAGAGAAAGAGAACCCGTAGGTGCTATGGCATGGATGCTTATGTTTCTGAGACCCTCTTTCTCTATTCTCCGTGTCAATCCCTCTGGGAGAGATTGCATGAATTCAGACTTCATATGGGTCTTGAAATCATAAACGGGAAAAGCACCTTTCTCAACTGCTAAATCACATGACGCCTCATAACTGTCATGGGCAAAACGGCTCATTACCTCTTCTGTCAATTCTATTGCAGACTCGTCATCAAAACGCATGCCCATCATCAGGAACAGATCAGCTAGGCCCATGATGCCCAGACCTAGGCGACGTCCATTGTCATTGGCCCATTGTTGGAATTCTTGTGGGGCTTTTTCTAGCGTTATAATATTATCTAGGAAACGAACAGCGAGTTTTACATCTGATCCGAATTTATCATAATCGAATTCAGCTTCACTTGAAAATGGATCCTTTACGTATTTGCTCAGATTCATTGAACCTAAATTGCAGGAATCACCATGGGATAACAACGTTTCACCACAATTACCAATAATTACACCATTAGCAACAAAAGAATTTGTTTTTGGTTCTGTAAGGCAGAATGTCTCATCTATTTTAAGATATGAGATAGATATTATTTTGGATTTAAATTTATTGTTATCTTCATAAGACCATAATTCGTCTCCTTTATTTAATTGTAACAATTCAATTCTGCTACCATCAGTTTTTATGAATTTATGATTAGAGGTAGCATCTATATAAGAACCATTGTCCAATAATACTCTGAAGATCTTTTCTGATTTAGAAGTCCTATAAACTCTTGTTGCCTTCCCAGGACCATTAATAGTCATAATATCCAATACCAGACCTTGATCCCTGCTAATATACTCCTGATATTCGCCTTCTGCCCATAATTGTCTGGCTGTCTTATAACCAGAGTCTGTAAGAATCCTTGTATCACCAGTAATGCAAGGATTTGTAGTAACACACCCAAAACCACCATAATGATGCGCCGGCACCGTCCTCTTAACAGTATCCCAAAACAACATACCAGGCTCACCACGCTTCCACGCACGATGAATTATCTCATTCCAAACCTTCCTAGCAGGGACCGTATCAAACACCTGGCCATTCCACTTCAAATCATACTCTCCGTCATCCTCAACAGCCCTCATAAACTCATCAGTAATCTTAACCGAAACATTCGCATACCGAACTAAATCAAGATCATCACCGCCCTTGATCTTAATGAAATCCATAATATCTGGATGATCAACATCAATCGAAATAAGCAAAGCACCTATCCTACCATTCTGACCAATCATACCAGTCACAGTACTGAAAAATTGCATAAAAGAAACAGAACCTGATGACGTCCTAGCGGCATTGTGTACAGGCAAACCTTTGGGTCTAAGCCTCGAAATATCGATACCACAACCGCCTCCGGCCTTGTAGGTCTCAGCCATCTTATATGCTGTATCGAATATACCTTTAATGGAATCTTCCTGAATGTCTATGACGTAGCAATTTTTTAGGGTTATGTTGGCATATGGGTTTCCTAGGCCGTATAAGATTCTTCCACCTGGTACAAATTTGAAATCTTCTAATAAGTCTCTGAATTTTAATTCAAATTCTTTTTTCAGCTGTTTTATTTCGGCTTGTGATATTGCTTTGGCTAATCTATCCCATAGGTGTTCTGGTTTATGTTCTGTATATAATTTGGTTTCTGGGTCTTGTAGGAAGTATTTGTCCACTAATATTTTGGCTGCTAGACGGTCTTTTGTTATTGTTTCGCATGTTTTATATGCTTCTTCGATGGTGATACCTTCTGGCATTTTTATCTCCTAGTTCTGTTCCTAGTATCTCTCTGATTTGAGGTTTGTAATTTAGAATCAGTTTGTGTCTTTTAAATCTCATTTCCCTTTTACTGGGAAGCATTGATAACTCGTCATCGTCAAGTTGTTCTAATGCCTCAATGCAAGATTTGGATAAGGAGATAAACCCTGCAGTTATGCGTCTCTCCCTGAACCATCGGACAATATTGGCGTATCCTAATCTTCTTTTACGCTCCGATAGTGTCTCTTTTAGGTTTCTCTTTTTCCCGACTTTCATTTCTTTTAATACGAAAAGATATGATGCTTGTATATTCTTTATTTCTCTCATCTCGTCATTAACTTCACGTTCAAGCTCGTTTATACATTTACTTATAGCATCCTTCTCGTCCAGTATCGCTATACCCCTTCGATACAATGATTTAGTCTTGTAACCATCTTCCACTATATGTGCAATAACAGTTGACATCATATCGTCCGATATATCTTCTTTCTCTAGCTTCTTAACGAAATTATTTAAATATCTCCAACTATAAGTCTTTCTTGGATCTGTATTATCTGGGAATTGTATCGACTTCTTGTATCTCAGAGCGTTTTTCTGAAATAATTCGTAAACACGAAAAATTTTCTCTTCTCTAGTAGCTTCTGCAATCATCGCTTTCTCCAGTAAATAGTGTAGACACTAAGTTTAAATACCACGGGGAAACGAAATGGAAACCAAATCGGAAGCCTCCCAAAAGGCAGATTTGAATAAAAAAGAACAGCTATCAGACTGGGCAGACAAAGTAATAGAAGAATTTAACGAAGTGGCGAAAAAACACAATATAACAAATATGGCGGTAGTATTCACGCATCCAGAAACTCAAACACCAGCTGTATCCCAATTAGGACACCCTTACGACGTAGCTAAAATAATGGCAGCAGCAACCAGAGTCCTAAAAAACGAAATAAACAAACAACTAGAGACCTGATATCCTCTTCCAATAATAAGTAATCTCGTACGAATCAGGATTCCTACTCTTCGCCTTCTTAAATAAAACGTTAAGACGAGTATTATAATAATACTCACCACGAAACGTAGACGCATCAGGCTCATAAGAAGAAAAAGAAGCCTGCGCACCACCCAACAACTCAATCAAATGCATAGAATTACCACCAGAACTCCTCTCACCACTAACCTCAGACAACTTCTCATAAAAACGCTCAGTATTCCTAAACACCTTCTTAATACTAGGAACACCAACCTCACCAGGACCAATACCCTCAGGCCTAATAATCTGATCAATAACTAACGTAGGAGAACCAACCGCCTCTCCAGACGAAATACCAGAAGGACTAACCAAACCCTCAGAAACAACAATAGGAGTACCAAAAGCCTCACCAGAAGAAATACCGGAAACATCAACATAATCAGTACGATGAATAGTAGGCTCACCAAAAGCCCCACCAGACCCAATACCAACCGCAATAACCAAACTCTCCGGAAGAACCTCTAGAGAACCAAAAGCCTCAGCCGAATCAATACCAACAACCTCAATAATCTGATCACGAACAACAGACGGCCTTCCCACCTGGCCGGGACCAATACCAAAAACATCAATACTAACATTACCCTGTGGCTGTATCCTATATCCAAGAGGAGTCATAAAACCCTGAATACCAGAAGTAACATCCGCATCAGGATTATAAATAGGACCTAAGACGTCAATATTATGTTGACCAATAACTACAGAACTGCCGCCGGGAAAATCGTAAGCGAGCGTAATATCATCAACATGAACAACGCCCAACGCCGGGCCAACAGCATCGACCGCAGAAGTTGGCCCCCGCGCAGATAACCCAGCCATTAGACAACCTCTGGTTTAGGATCAATGTATAAGAAAGCCCCAGCCTTCCTCTTCGTAAGATGCACACGAACAGGAACAATGCCGGATTGACCAGGAGTAATAGGAAGTTCCAATTTGAAAGGAGTAAGGCCAGAATCACCAACCCAAGAAGAACCATCAGTTAACAGATCAACAGCAACCTTCGACGATGCAAACTCCCTAGTACCACCAGAAACTTCAGACAAGTAATCCGTCTCCAAATAAAGATCATCCTGTAAAGGAGGGTCCCCACCATAATTCTTATAAGCACCATATACAACAATAGTAGAAGCAGAAGCAGGAACACTAGCATAAATCGTCTCTAAACCATGAATAAACGGAATCAAACCGAAATAATTATTAGGATCATCAACATCCCCAGAATCCATATCATATTTAAGAGAATAAGACTCGCCACCAGTCCGATTCACACTGTTCGTGGAAACAGTACCCTTCGAACCAAAAAACGACCAACTTCCAACAACACCACCAATATCACCAACAAAAGCACCAAACTCATTCGTACCAAACATCGTACCAACAGACTCAACATTCTGCACAAAATAATGTTGGCCAACACCAGCACTAAAATTAGACACAGAATTAGTGGCAAACGAGAAATTAGAACCAGTAATAATCACGCCAGCTGAAGACTCAATAGCATAATCAGAATTAACCGCCTGTGTGAAATTTTTAAAATGAATAATAGAGCCATGAGTATCCGAATCACTAAGATCAATCTTCCTACAGGAAACAACATCAAGATTATAAATAAACGCCTTACAATCTAATTCCAATATTATATTCGAGGTTGATGTGGAAGTAGAAGCATCCGACATAACGCAATCGGCCATATAAACCACAGCAACCAAATTAGTACTTCTGAACATCACCTCAGCCATGGAAGTATGTTCAGATTCCAAAATACAATTTATGAAATAATATCTTCCTCCACCAGATATTAGCATCTCCCTACCATAAGTATTATCATCGCCAATTTGAACAATAGTACAATCCTTGAATACAATCTCGCCAGATGAAGCAATACTATAAACAAAAGCAGAACTGCTAGTAGAGCCAGTCCTCTCCAGAATGCAACTATAAAAACGAACATCACCGCCAGTAATACGAACAGCACCATCGTAAGTAGCATCCGTATGGAAATAACAATTATAATAAGTAGAATCAATATCTATTATAATATTCTCAATAGAACTACCTGTGCCAGTACCGCTCACCTCTATTCTATGAAATTCCTGGGAAATACCAGTCTCAACATTCAACAATTGGCCATTAAAACCATCAGATTCTACGACAGCATATTCGCCGGGATCATCATCCCATAAGGCCCTGGCAACTGCCGGTCTAGTCGCATAGTAGATGTCATCATCTTGATCTGTCCCGGAAGTGCCACCTGTAGAAGCACCAACAGGCCAACCGACATAAGTCACCCCAACATCAGTGAGCGTTTGTGCCGACGATACAGTAAGCGTTTTGCGTCTAATCCATACGAAATCACCATTGTTAAATGATTTTCCGAAGATCGTATTATACGCGCCAGGTTGTCCACCACCGGAAGCCTGGGAAGGAGAAGTGCCATCGCCATCGAAAGTGGCACTAAAGTCCACAAAATGATTAGCCATCCCAATCTCCCTGGCTTAAAGCTTGAAAATACGATTAACTCCGGAATCCCACCGCACTTCCACATCACCGCCACTCGGGGTGAACGGAAGCCCTGACGCCGTATCTATAAACGCAATCAACGGGGAAGTACCCTCAACCCCAGTATCCTTATATAATACAATCGCAACTACCTCAGAACCGGTGACAGATGTAATGGTTTCATCAGCAGCATCTGCCACACCATCTGTGGTCGTCTTAGCTGAAAGATTAGCTGATGTATCGACCCTATTGCCGGCTACAATATCACTCAGGAATTCATCATTCGCAAGGTCTTCCGAATATCCGGAAGTCACCAATACGAACTTAATACTATCACCGGACCAATCCAGAGACCCCTCTAGGAATTTCTGTCTGGCTTTGTCGTATAATGCATTGGCCATGAAAAATCTCCTCAGATTAGCGCGCTATTTTTAATTTTGACTCTTCAAGAAAGATTTCTATACTTAGATATCAGAGCATTATGCCTATCACGAACCCTCTTAGACATATTCTGAGAACATAAAGACTTCTCAATTTCTTTATTCTTATCATGCAAAGAAATCCAACCATGCGTACGACCATGATGCAAATGAATCAAATCAATAGTTCTCTCATTACAAAATTCACAATTTTTAGATAATCTATCAAAAAATTCCGTATCCTCATTTCCATATCCAACAAAAGACTCACAAAAGCCACCAATCTTAATAAAAACGTCACGTCTAACCGCTAAGGAACCACCCTCAAAATAACTTACAGAACGATCCATCCTCAATGAATCATTAACCTTCCCCTCACTGTGCACTCTATTCGTGGAAGGACGATCCATATACAGAACAGACTTCCCCACATGTGCAGCTTCAAAATTATCCAACAATCTAGACATCGTACTAGTATAACTAGCATGTACCAACATATCCGCATCATGTAAAATAATCTTATTCTGAGTAGACAACGAAAAACCATAATTAAAAGCCAAAGCCTTCGTGAAAGGCTGCTTTGGACTAGAGCCCCTCACCAACACCTTCCTAATACTAGCAAACTCCGGACAAGACACCCTAGCAACATCATCCTGCTCAACAAAAATAATCTCAATAAACGGATACCTCTGCGCCTTAATATTCAGCAAAACATCCCTAATGCAAGCCGCCCTATCTTGTTCCCTGCTCTGAAAAGGGACAATATAGGTGACCCCAGGCACCTTGCTGGCGTCCCCCTGCTCCACACGAATCCTGCCCGCATTACCAGACACATCATTAAAATAACCACGAGCCCTATTAAGATGCTTACCTCTCTCCTCAGTCGAAGAAGCTTCACCATGAATCTTAAAAAATTTCTCACTACCAACAACATCATGATAACCACGAGGCTGAATACCAGATCTAGACACCCTCTGCGACCAATCCACATGCTCCATACCATAAACACCAAACTTCTCATCAAAATAACCAACCTTGTCAAACGCCACATGATCCAAAGCCATCACCGCACCATGTGGCTTAGCATTAATAGTCTGAATCTTAATACCATCAATATTCTTAAAAGTTCCCTCCGAATCTTTAGCACCATAAACACCATTCTGACGCATACAAAAATGATGATACTTCGTAATCTTCATAGCATTCACATAAAAACCAGCCCACCCATCCCTCAATACCTCAACATCATCATTCAAAAGAATCTTATAAGTAAACCTACTCAAACACTGCAATAACCTATTCGCATTCCCAGCAATACCGATCCTATTATCATTCTTAAGGACCGTAATGCCCTTAACCGTGCTAAGATAATTCTTAACATCAGGCTGAGTAGACTCATCACTAACAATAACGGTAACCCTAGACAAATCCGTATGCTTTTGTATCGAATTCAGCAATCTACGGATCGTATGCAATCTGTTATAACTAAGAATACCAACACCAATATCATTCGAGACAGGAACAGTAACTTTAGAAATCAATTGCTTATAATAATTAGTTGATTCAGAAGCCCTAGCCAACGTAGAACCAACAATCCTACGCTGCTTAGTAGCCCTCCTTAGACTCCCAATATCCGGTTTTTTCGACCCAGACCTAGCAGAAGTAGCTTCCTTCTTAATATTCAACAGATATTGCCGCTTCTCGCGTTTCTGCTGTCTCCTCTTCTCTAAAATAGCTCTCCTATTCTGTACATTCCCAGCAGCCTGTACAACCTCGTTCTTTACAGGCTTATTCTTAACCTGTTTATCATTAATACGAAGATACCTAGGAACATACCTAGTAAAATACTTTGGAAGATATTTCTTTTCATTCTTGCCAAACTGTATTGGTTTGGCATCCGGAGGTGGTCCGGTTAATGTTATAATCCTATTGTGAATATTCGCAAACTCAAAGTACTCACTCATAAGCCATCCCGATGATTTCTCTCAAACCGGAAATATCCGGCTCATCATTATTATCTATGACCAAACTGCCATCGGAAAACTCAGACAGTTGCGGCCGACTTATGCTAAACTTCTTTTTATATTTATCAATAACGGACTCTGGTAACCAATCTGCGCTAGCTCTTTCCTTACAAACAGACAGATCGGCATCTACCCACACATAAATGACCATCCTGTCATAATTCTTAGCCAATTGAAAATATGGCTTCATAGACAAATAACTTGCACATGCAGTATCGTATAACACCACCGGATTATCCTTCTCCAAACATTCCTTCAATACATCCAGAGACACCTCCCACACATCTAAATTCTCTTCCCTCTTCTCACTCTCAGTTAATGTATCGTACTTATCACTACGAAACTTCTTAGGATCAATAACACACTCAGGAAATCCTTCCGTAGCTAATCTGGCTACGTGAGATTTCCCACAAAAAGGGTATCCAGCCATGAAAATGGCCAGTTTCACAGATGACATAATAATCTCCTAATATTTAACCAATTGCACACGAGTATTCAGGCTGTTCAGGCTGTTCCATATCATTATCAGACCGACCATTTGACTGCAATTGGTCAACCAACTCATCACTATAAACCCTCATAGACTCACAGAATATCGGCAATACATCATCCTCATCAATACTCAAGTCCTTAGCAATATACCTCTTGTTATAGCCCTGCGAAATCAAAGCACTAATATATTGGAAAATTTCTCCCGGACTCATCCTAGAAGACAGAGGTTCATCAATAGATTTAGCTATTTCAACAACTTCTGCATTTTCACTCATAGCCCCATTTCCCCATAAGGGTGATCCATGCTAGTCGTGGCCGCATAGACAGACCTGTCATTAAAACCCTTCTGAGTCTTCTTCCTAGAATTCTTAGCATCAACAGTCTGCCAAACCTGGTCCATAGTGTTTACTTGCTTCCGTTTAAGATCAGATTTCTTATTCTCATCTACCTTATTCCTAGGACGATCCTTCTCCGGAGTAAGGACAGACAAATAACCATCATCCTCCAATCTCTTGCTTTTCCATCTTTTCTTTTGAGGTTTACCGAAAGACCCACCAGGACCAATATCAACAGATCCAGTAGTTAATGATTCATGTAACAGACTTAATTTCACGGCGAATAACCCCATACATAGGAACAAGAACATCTTCTCTATTCATAAGTTTGAATTTAGAAGGCTTCAATACCACATCACCGGAATAATCCCCAATACCATCACAAAGCATCTTCCTATTGTCCTCATCCAAAACCAGCGGCTTCCCAATTTGCTTCTGAACAGGAATTCTCTTACCCATAAAATCCTGCAACCACCCAGGACCACAATACTTATTCATATCCCATCGAATATCAACAAGCAAAATATCACTAGAACACGAAAAATACAAGATACACTTATCAATATTAATAGCCGACAATATTGCCAAAGCACTCCTCATATAATCAGACATAATCTCATTAATATAATCAGACAAATCGCCCATACTATTAACATCAATAATATTACCAGAAAAATCAGATAACCTAATCCCAACATCCCCAGAATCTCTAACCACAGTAACGGCCACACCCTCATCAGGATATGCCTCTAGAACATAACAATAAACATTATTCAATTCCTTAACATCTCTCAGATCATATAACCTATGATATGGAAGAGGATCGGGGATAATCATGCTTTAAAATACCAAATATTATCTTGTTGAACATGATACTCTCCTCTCGCCGAACTTTGTATTTTAGACATTTTTATTGCCCTAATGTTCTTGTCATAATCATTCTGATCCATAGTCATAAGTAGAGACGGAAAAGCTTCGGTCAGAACGAAGATCTCATTAACACCAATAGAACTGATTATACCAACCCACTTCCCGAACCATCCATACCAAAAAATCAAATCACCAACCCTAGGCTCCCACTTGTGCAACGGGGCATATCTGGCCAATTCCATCTCGGCTGATCGTGGAGAGATTCTTGATCCCGGCATTATTTCTCCACCCTAAAAACTTTTTTGGTATAGGGATCATACTCAAACGAACCTTCTTGCAGGTCCCATCTAATTCTAAGACCTTTTCTTTTACCACCAAGCCTATTTCGAATCAGATTATCTACATCGAATTTAAGACTATCGATATCCCAATTTACAAGATCTATAGGCTCGATAATCCCTTCTCTTTCTGCAGTTTTATATTCCTCAACCATCTTACTTAGGGCTTCTTTTCTTTTTTTGACCTTATCAAATCCAGTAATTAACATATCATGGAGACTAGCATCATTACTCTGGCCATTGACTTTATCGCCGTTTATACTTACAGTAAACTCAACTTTACCAGAATTGTTTCTTCTAAAATTATCTAGGACTTTTTTGATGTCCGATAATGTCGATACCTCTATAGATGCGAATCGTTCTTCGAATTTTTTATTCTTCTGTTGAATCTTCATAACTCTCTAGGTCCTCATTCACATGGTGCACAACTAAATGCCATTCTCTCTTATACAACTTATGTACCAAATTAGACAACCTATGGAGGGCTAAAGATCTAATTAAAACATCCACAACAAATACTAACACCGTATCGTAACCCAAAAAAGAAGAAACAAGCGAACCCTCCAGACACCAGCCAATAGAAAGGGCAGCCCAAACAGAAAAACAATAACCACACCTAGTCACAGCCCCAAAAGACCTTGGAAACTTATTAGTTAGAAATAATCTTATTCTAAAGAAAATATCGGACTCAGTTACAAGCTCCGTAACGGCCATAACATAGAACACAGCCAGAATCCAATGACTTGCAACGATCATACCTTCACCCTATTCCTACAAATCCTATTCTGACAAATCCAAAACTTAATTAATTTCTTAATCGACGAATCATATCTACTTACCATCTTCATAGGTTTATTACATTTTGAACATGTCTTTGTTTCGTTTACTGCAAATGATCTTGTCTTTGGAGCTTTTTTCTTAATTATTATGGCTTTAGCCTTTGTAGTCTTAGGCTGTACACTATATCCTCTTGATTTGTTTTTGTAGCTCCTAACTTTCCTAGAACCACCGCATCCACAGCCCATATTAAGCCCTCCTATGGATCAGACTCGTGTATAATAAATTTTTCGCATTCAGATATAGACCAATCCGGCATATTAAAGAAACTATCCTTATCACAATTCTCAGAAATAAGTTTCCAATTAACAATACAAGGAATAGGAAAACTAACAAAATATTTCTGATACGTCGTCTTAGTACCCTTTTTCTTACTACCCGTAGATTTAATCATCTTCAACCAAAACGGCTTCCGATACACCTCCAGCACAGTCAAGGGCATATCCTGAGGATAACCAATATGTTGTAAGACAGCATAGGACATAGCAACGAAATCATTACCAACAGTTCCAGCACTAGCTCCAACCTTAAAACCCAAAAAAGGCAGTAACTGATTAGTCTTAGCATCCAAACAGGTCTGGAACCACCACTTCGTAAACTCAGCCGATTCAGGTCTGGTATTAAGCAAAGCAAGCTGAAAATCGTCTGGTCTATTCTTGGACTCTAAGCAGAATATAAAATCCTGGTTATCACAGATAACATCACCACAAAACTTATGTTCAGCAATCACTACGCCACCTTGCTTATTAAAACCTCCGCTAGACGGAGTCTTCCTGAATTTCTCACCAGTGAAATCGGACAGCAATGAAGCCCATCTGCGTTCTCCATAATTACCCTTGCTCTTGGATTTATTAGCCATTATATTCTCCTAGAAAAACGCCCGCTTTGCGCGGGCGTTTGATTTACTATATCTACTTACTAAAAATAATTCTGTTTATGTCGACGGCTTAATCCATATGTTCGGCTTCCCAAGAGCTGCTCTGGTATCGCCGGTGTAGATGTTGGCCGCCTTCTCTAGTCCAGTAAGAAAAGCCATTATATAATCTATTTGTTGTTCAGTAAGCTTCTCATTCACATCTGGCGTAGGGAGATACACATCGAGGACAGCCGCTGCGGCAACTATCGCATCCAGCGCTTCTTGAGGTAAATTTTTAAACAATGACGAATTGACAAACTCTTGTATTTCCTGAGATGATTTAAGTTTCCCATCACCTTGTATCCAAGGTTTTATTTGTTCCGAAATGTTCTTAGCTAATTTAGTAGCAGCTTCCTTGCAAGCAGCAGGATCAGCATCATTCCATTTCTTGAATCCATATTCAGCAGCTTTCATAACCCCTATCTGGATTCCCAGCACTATTTCTTCGTGATGCTTCTTGATAATATCTGATGCATTATCCCCACATCCAACCAATAAAGCCGGGGGCAATACTATAAAGAAACATAATGAGCAAAGCACAAGTGCCTTTCCAAGTCTGTTCATCGTCTTCTCCTTTATCTGACGACCGTACTTAACAACCCGAGAGCAACATTAGTACCCAATCGTTTTGCCAAATCCACCCAAAATCTTCTTACTTCCTGTATCTTCTTAGCATATTGGTCCATTTGTATCGCTGTTACTTTGGACATTTCCACTAGCTCATCCGTATCAATCTTAGAATAGAGTTCCTCCAGAGCATCTAAATCTTCGCCCTTTGACTTATGTATCAAGAAAAGCTGGAAGGTCTCAAATCCCACAGAAAGCAAATGGCATTGATTATTCTTGATGAAATCGACAGTATCTGCAGTAATGGTAGTTACGATTTCTTCTCCAGACGGCAAATTAAAGGTCAGTTTGCCATCGTCAGATAGGGCTTGGTCAAGCACCTGCAATAAGTTTACGACCCATCCTCTTTCTGATGTAGACATTAATCACCTATCTGGTTTGTCTATATCGACTTCCGACAACGTCTTATCAGGCTTCCAATTAGTGATTTCCCTATCTAATGCCTGGTAAGTCAGGGCAGCATTCCTGATCATTTGTTGTTCTTGTTGTCGGTTTGTCTTACCTTCATCCATTCTTTTGGAAAATTCTCTATAGATAACGTGTTGGTTCCTAATGTTTCTTACTGTTTCTTTGGATACGCTTTTACAGCCAGGTAGCAATAATATAAGTAGGACTACGTACCTCATGTTACCTTCTTTGTTATTATCAGCGATTGGAAGATCTGCACAGGTTGGAAATCGCTAGCAGCTTCCAATTCTAGGTACGTTTTGATGTCTGGATTGTTGCTCGTATTTGGTATTGTATCATCAGCCAACACCCTGTGTTGGGTGTCAAAGTGTAAGTTCTCTTGTATAGATCTGCTACCGGAGCTTCTGGTGTAGACTTCGCCCGTCCGTGTATCGACATGTAGAAGACCAATATTAGCTACGTGAACCTCGACAGCCATTACTTATCTCCATTAAACATTACTTTGAACGGGTGTGCAAGCTTACTTATCTCGGCATTAAGCCCCCTCACCTTATATCTTTGAATCTCTTTATGTAATTTGCTCATATCCAAAGATACCTTCTCAGAAAGTACTTCGGAGATATATTTGATATTTATAAGCAAATTTGGATTAATTGATAAATCAATGATCGCACGGTTCATAAGATATACTTCCTCGTCATGCGACTTAAAAAATTCTTTTCTCTTGGCATAATCACCAATAATCTTTTTAGCAGTAACAGGACCAATTTTGTGGTATCCAACAATATTATCAGATTTGTCCCCTACAAAGACCTTCTGTTCAATCGGGTTTACATCATCCGTTGGATCATATAATCTCTTAGATTTGTTGTTGGGGCTAAAGAGGTCAACGCCTTTATACTCAAAAGCAATCTGCCTCAGATCACCGTCACTGCTGATAATAATTATTTTGTCAGAAGGACATTGCCTACAAAAAGCATAAATGAGATCATCTGCTTCTTGATTTTCTAACATATAATTCCTACAACCAAGAACATTCGTTAAAGCCTCTACAACTTCACAACAATTTTCAACAAGATTATTAATTTCCTCTTTATCGTATTTCCCACTCCTGCTCGTATCTCTACCTTCTTTATAACTTTCTAGGAGTTGCTTCCTCCAGACTTTCTTTCTTTTACAATCCCAGAAGATATGCACATTTTGTGGTTTGAATTTCCTAAGATATGTCGATACAAACCTGAAAAATACAACCGCAGAATGGGCCTTAAAATTTGGATCCGATAACCCTGCATAAATAGCTCGATACGTACAATTTCTACCATCAATTAGCATGTGATCATACATCATATTATCCTTTAATTTAAAGCCCCACGGAATGTGGGGCTTTGTCGATCATCCAGGATGCTTATTTCTTTGCCTTCTTAGCCCTGATTCTGGCCAATAGATCCTTTACGTCCGGATCTCCCTCTGGCTCCTTCTCCGGTTCCTTCTCCTTCTCCGGCTCTGGTTCCTTCTCCGGCTCCTTCTCCGGTTCTGGCTCCTTCTCCGGCTCTGGTTCCTTCTCCGGCTCCGGCTCTGGCTCCGGCTCCTTCTCCGGTTCTGGTTCCTTCTTTTCTTCGGCTACCGGCTCATCATCAGGCAAACCGCTCTTGTCTATCTCGCCAGCTTTCGTACTACCAAGATTCTGTGTGGCGGCGGATGTCTTATCACGCGGTTTAGACTTCGTGGCATCGATGCTCTCATCCTCATCATCGTCACCACCACCAAGCAACTCATCTACGACCTTTTCAATCTTGTCGGGGTCACGGGCTTGGAACTTGTCCTGCAAGATATGTCTTTGAGCTAAAATCTGCCCCACCTTATCCTTAACCTCCTCGAAACCATCCTTTGTCTCTTCTGAGAGAAGATGCCCCAGACTGGAGACTACAAAGCCAGACTCCTCATAATTATTATATTCGTTTTTGTTTTTGATTGATACCTTAAAAGCATAACCCTCTTCTGGATAGAAGAAAAGACCATGAGCCTTAGGATCGATCTCATCCCCACAATCATCATTCATAAGACACTCATCACACTTATCATAAATCGTCTTGGGAAGATTCCACCACATCACCTTCCCTCTAACTTCCTCCGGATTTGCTTTGATATCCGGAAAATACACATTAACAGCATAATATACGCGAGATAAATACGTCCTGGCAATCTCGCTTCTCTTCTTTTCGTCTTTCTCTTCGTCAAGAAGATCAAAACCCAACTGACATATGGCGCAATCCCCATTGTCATGCGCTCTAGGACATTCTAACTTCAAACGCTTACCTGCCGCTCCCAGCCAGTGGTTCCCATTTTCATAGAACCAATTATCCAGGGCTTTATCTTCGGGGCAAGTTCCCGTCACACACTTCTCGCCAGCTTCCAATGGCGGCAAAAACCGTATGTAGTAGGTCTTCTTGTCTTCCTTGACGCGGGGAGGACGGAATTCCGTTGGGTCTTTTCTTCTGGTATTACGTTCCTCTCGCTTCTTCCGCATCCGGTTTAACATATCTTTCTTGCTAATCATGGAGGGTCTCCTATGCTCTTTTGTGTTCTTCTCTTTTAAATCCTGCTAAACTACGCAGACTCTCTGACTTGCGAAACAAAGCATTAACAATCGCTCTAACCTGGTTTTCCCTCTTTTGGAAAGCAATGAGTTGAGCAGATTCAGCCATCATGCGATTATCGGAATTCACAATATCGCGCATGATCTGAACGCTGATCCTGACATTGGTTTCCTCAGCCTTTTTCCTTATTTCATCAAGTATATCAGCCCGAATAGCCTCCTTTCTACTTTCTATGGTTGCAACTTCCGCTTTGACTTCTGCCAAAACTAAATCCCAAAAAGCCATGATCTCTGGAATCTCAGCCAGTTGTCTCTCTAAATCATCATAATCGATCCTAATATCAGGACGAATATCACGATGTATAAGAGAACGCTTCGGCAACTTAACACGAATGTTAAACAGCCATTCAGACAAATCAGCATCAATGTTCCTAGTAATCCAACTCATTGAAACCTCAGGATGGTCAAATGGATAGAAGTTCTGGGGAAGACCTTCTCACCATCCAACCTAGTAATCGCAAAATCGCTAAACTAATCGTTTACTCGTTAACTCGCTATTTTATTTTTGACTATCTACACGTCCGAACCTTAACCCAATCTTTCCAATGCCCACCAATACTTATCGTAAAAGGCATCCTAATATCAACCAAACCTTCAAGAGGCGAAATCATAATCTTACCAACCTCATCTATAATATTACACACAACACGCTCCGGGCAACATAAAATCAAAGCATCATGAACCTCAGTTAGAATATACTCTGGATATTTATCAAAGACCCTAGACAAAACTGACTGCATAGCATGCACCACACTACCCTGAAATTGAGCATTAAACACACTCAATTCCCTATTATCACCCAAAACGAATTCTCTACCTAAGATCGTATCAACTTTATCATACATCCGCAATTCCTCCCTACGAGACTCCATCCAAGAACGAAAACCCGGAAATATAGAAAAAATATCATTATCGAAATTCATAGCATACAAAGACCTAATAAAAGAATTCTTACAAACATCCCTCCCCAAACCAGTCTGATCCGAAATAACAGTATACGGATCAGACTCCGTAAAAGACCTAAGTAACTTCTTATCCCCAGACATATGCGCAGCCATACAAATATCAGCAGAAATCCAATCAAAACAAATAAAAAACTCATGATTATCATTAACTGATCTTATATTATCATCAGAAGTAGTCCCCTGGATATTAAAACCAGTTGTCTTAGACCTACCCGTCAAGGTCTGTAGACTATATCTAGGAAACTCCTTACGATAACCGCAAAAAACACCCCTAGAATGCAACACCGAATATACAAGAGAAGCACTCGAGACAAGCCGACGCCACTGCTGAGAATAATCATCATCAATCAACTCGTCAATAATAGAACACAACGCCCTCTTGCATCTACCAAGATCATTCGTAGACAACTTAATCTCAGGAATACAATAATCATAAACATCATACGAATCACGAATATCTAAATCGAAAGCCTGGATATGCGAAAGAAAATCATTGCAACAAACATTATCCCGTGAAAATAACTTCTTGAACTTATTAATATTATCCTCTATCTGATTTATAGTAAGGCCAGTATTGGGAAAATAGAAAGTATAGAACTCTATATCCTCATCATCCACTACCAAAGAAAGTAACGGAATTGGCGTCCTTTTATAACTAAATAATGTAAGTACATTCACTTCTTGCTCTTCTTGGTACTCATGTTAAACGTCTTAGGATTCTTTTGACGTTTACCACTATCTCTGAGAGTTTTAGCAATATGATCAACCTCACCAGATTGACGCATGCCAGCATAAGGGTCATCATTCAATAACTTATATCTATGCATATCCGCACGACGTCCCTTAACATCTAGATAACCATTGCCCCTTACATACGCCTCCGGCGAGGTCGTAATCGCTATCGCGGTGTTCTTACTGGAACACTCCGGGCATAGAATCTCTGGTTTCTCTTTCATGGAATGTTCTACTTCCCAAAGTGCATCGCAATCTTTGCAATAATAATCATATCTCATTTTAATCGCCTCGCCCAAGTGTAAGACAAATGAACCACCACAACCGAAATATTTACAGTTCTACCAAGCCCTTCCTTAGCACTCTCAATCTTAGCATTCTGTAAAAACCACTGCTGAACATTCTTATCTCCGCAAATTGCACCTATAATAATGTCCGTCTCCTTACCAGAATTCAACCAAACAGACATCGTCTCTACCATCCTAGTCGGAAATTCCATAGCAATTCTATGCCAAAAATGCTTATTCTTCTTCAATACCTTCTTACCCTTAACTTCTTCCTCTATAATCTTAAACTCATATCTAGGCCAATCCACATAATACAACAATTGACGCTCAGACCCCACCTGGGCATAATACGTCATATTCGGTTTAAGATTCATTTCTGAGATTTTTCTTTTTTCTTTTTCTTCCAAGCCTCTCTAGCATCATCAGTAAGCCAATCACCCTCTGTCATCTTCATCTTCTCATAATTAATATAAGTCTCAATCTCCTTGAATTTCGGACCATTCCTATTCTTAGCAATATACAACCTAGCTCTAGCTCTAGTTACCGGAGCATCCTCAGCATCATGCTCCTTACCACTATCATACTCAGCTCTAGTCTGATTAATTGTAACAACATAACTCAGAGGCATATTCTTACCATAACTCTCAGCAGTTTTATTGAGATCAATAACCTTATCCTTAACACTATCAGCATTATTAACATCCGTACCAGAACGATTCGTCTGACTGGCAGTAAAAATCACAATATTTTCTTTAGAAGCCAAATTACAAATCTCAGTACTGACCTTCTTCTGCCTCTCATACTCATTATCTGTCTTGCTCCTAGGAACCATAAGCTCCAAATAATCAATAATTAAAACACTAACCCTCTTACCACTACACCTCTTAACATGATCAAGCAAACTACGTAACGTATCAATCGAAACCTCATCAGGAGGATAAGCGGCAAGAATAATATCACCACCAGAATCAACCTTCTGCCTACGCAATTGCCTAGTAATAACATCCTTATTCTTATGCCTATCACGAATAATCTGATTAGTTAAAGGACCCAAATAACGTTGACCAGTCTTCTCGCTAGTCATCTCCAAAGTCACATGTAAAACCAACTCCCCACGAACACAATTAGCAGCGCCAGTATTCACCAAAGCAATACTCTTACCAACACCAGTCGGAGCCATAAAACAAAAAACATCACCACGAATAACACCACCCTCATTAATAGCCTGATCTAATTTCTCAAACCCAGTTGTGTACCTCTTATCCTTATCCTCAGCAAACAATCTCTCATAATCATCATGCAACCACAGCAAATCAGTATTAAACTCAGTAATATTCCTAGCCTCTTCTATAATATTATCTAAATAATCATAATTGCCATTCTGATGTTGCTCCATAGCCTCCTCATCATAAAGCCTATCGTATTGCCTCTTCTTAGCCCATTCCACCAAATTCTCTTTGATAGCTGGCACATCACGAGGATCAGATTCCTCATTAATAATCCTAAGAATCTCCGAATGCGGATCATCAGCGGTAAGATGCTTCTTAGCTAAAGACTCGCACAACTTCCTAGACATTATAATGCCTTTTTCATCATAATAAGCCTTAATTATATTAAAAACATAAAAAGTCTCATGCTTCTTAAAATAATCAGTATCTAACCTAGGAATAATAGAAGACATAAAAGCAGGCTCATCAAACATGAGCTTAACAATATTCTCTTCCTCATACTCATCAAACTCAGGAGTCACCTCAACAAGATCATCCTTAGGCTTCATTATCAATCCCCTTCGGTTCCCCCACAGAAAGTAGTTCTTCTGCGGGCATTATTCTGCAGAGCTGTAGAAAGGAAAGACTCACACAACGGTAGAACCTCGCACAACGTCAATAAAGAAGACTCAACCTTACCGAACGTATGCCCACGCAAAATCTCATTACGATCACCAACAACCATATTCTTCTCAGGCCTAGTGTGAATATCAAAATTATAAAACCATTCGTTCGCATCCTTAGACCATTTAAAATTAGATACCCTATAAGCCTCAAGTCTACCCAAACTCTCCGCGCTCTCCCTCAGATAGACAACACTATTAACACCATATCTTGGCCTTGGAGGATAGACCAGGCCCCTGTCCGTACTGACCGGTTGAGCGCCAGGATCATCTTCAACTTCATTACATAACATGTCAATCTTGCTGCGTATATCATCAAGCTCCTTAGCCAAAATTACGGCTTGGGACTCCAGGGCTTCACAAAGAGTAACAAGACTACTCTCCATGACGGAGGCCGGCATCAACCTCTTACGTACGGGTTTTACAGTTCCATTAAAGTTCCGACTAAATTCACGATACATGTCATAGACATAAAAACCACGAGGATCAAAACGCACATCCGCAACACCGAGAGGTTCAACAAACCCCTTAGCAGCAGAAGCCTTCAAATAAGCAACCTCCCCGATAGCAAACCGGGGAGTCTGTGGCCTGATGATCGTCCTATCCTTAGACATATTATCATTCCTCTTGTTCTGTCTCCTTTATATCTTCGCTGCCAGCGATATCCAACACAATAGGACGAATCTTAGAATCAATATCATCTGCAAGTTTCTTATTTTCCTTAAGATACAAAACAGCCTCCCTCAAACCATTAGCAAAATTCTCACCACCATACTCATACCATGAACCAGCCTTCTTAATGATTTTATACTTGACAGCCAAATTAAGCAAATCAGCCTCTCTACTGATACCCTCACCAAAATAAATCAAAAAAGAAGCATCTAGAAAAGGAGGAGCAACCTTATTCTTAATAATCTTAGCTACCGTTTTATTCGCAATAGCCTTGCGATTCTTCGACTGTGCAGCACCCTCAAACTCAGAACCAATCCTCTTAATCTCAATACGCACAGAAGCATGAAACTTCAGAGCTCTGCCACCAGGAGTAGTAGTTGTCTTCATCCCAGGCATACCACCAATATTATCTCGAATCTGATTGATGAATATTAAAGCCGTACTGTATTCGTTAGCTATGCTCTTAAACTTCCTCATAGCCTGGCCCATAAGTCTAGCTTGAGCACCAACATTATGATCACCAATCTCACCATCTAATTCACATTGTGGTGTAAGAGCCGCAACCGAATCCGTAATAATGACAGAAAACAATCCAGAACGAACCAAACGATCAACCAAATTCAAAGCCTCCTCAGCGCTATTCGGCTGAGAAAACAAAAGATTATCCATATCAACACCAATATTCCTGGCATAAAAAGGATCTATAGCATGCTCAACATCTATAAAAGCAACCTTCTTATCCTTGAAATTTTTCTGAGCTTCTGCCGCAACGTGCAAACTTAATGTCGTCTTTCCACTACTCTCAGGACCGAAAATCTCTATTATACGGCCTATCGGAACACCACCAACACCAAGTGCAGCATCCAAACTCAAACACGAAGTAGAAATAGCCTTACATTTCACAATACCGCCCGTGAACCCCACACGAACAGCACCCGAACCCAAATCCTTCTCAATCCCCTCAACAAGATCATTGAACATCTCTTCATTTGTCTTCTTTTTGGCCATGCCTAAATCTCCTAATCTTACCAAGATCAGATTTAAACTTAATGCCCTTCAAAGCATCAAGCCCAACCTGCAAATTATAATCAGCAACCTTAACAACATCATCCCCAGGGACTTGTATCGTAGTTCCCTCTTTACAACACACAAGAAAATTCGTATCCGCCACACGAGCTACAACAATCCAATTGCCATCTGGAGACGCAGGCCTACCAGCAGGGCCAGAAAGGTAAGAAACATGCTTCGCAGTACGAAGCTTAACTAAATCAAATCTTCCAATCATGATCAAAAATATCTACAGACGCGGAGAATACAAAATGAAGCAAATAGAAAAACAAATTATAGAAGGTATATCGAACCTCTTCGACAACTCAAGAAGCAAACTAGGAATAGTCAAAACAGACCACAAAGAAACCTCCCACGGATTCGAACACCAATGGCACAACATAGAATACGCCTATGCCCTAGAACTAACCGAATCCGCATTCTATGAAAGCCTGACCTCCGCATTCAGAGACATCCACAGCTACAAATACCTAGACGATCCAACCTTCCCAATAGCACTAGAAAAAAGACTAACAGCTATAGGAATACCCACAGAAGAACGCAAAAAAGCACTAGAAGCAATAGAGAAAATAAAAGAAGAATTCAAAAAAGAAGACTTCGAAGAAAAAGAAGCAGGCTGGAACATCAACATAAACGACATCGCAGACATGACAAGAAACGCAAACAACAGAAAAGCAGAAAACACCAAACCCTTCACAGGTGGTGGGCCAGCCCCAGACAACAATGAAATTGGATAACCTCCACAAAGCTCCTATAGAAATGGACATGGAAACAAGCACAACACTAAAACCACTGTCCAAAAAACAACAATATATCAACAAAGACATCTCTATGAACACCACATCACCATCAAGACCTACCCCCAGCGCAGGCGGACCATATCAAGGAGGACATTACGACGCCTACATAGAAGGAAAACCCAGATATAAGAAATACTTCGGTGGCTCCTTCATGAAAGCAATATAATGTCCTGTAACTGCCCAACAGAACAAACATTCCCACAAGAACAAAAACAATTCAGCCTCACAAACCGTATAGAAATAGCCAAAATAGACCAAATCTGCAATACAAACAGAAATAAATTCGACATGCTCAGATTTAATCTAAACAAAACAATAAAACAGTCAGTAATAACATTAGGAATAAAACAATCCGAATACGACGTATACCTAGTTTACGAGATACAAAACGGCAGATTCGACCTACATCAAAAATCATTCTCTGACTATATAGAAAGAAAAAGTATCTACTTCTTCGTTAACAAAGCAATATCAAAACCACTAAAATACCTAAACACCAAATTGTATGACCTATGGAGAACAAAAAGCGGAAATATAGGAACTAGTACAACACCCTTCCCAATACCAACAATAAGATTCCCACTAATAATGCCATCTAGAGAGCTCTAGGCTTACAATCCAACGGAACAGCCGTACTCTTGCCGGCAGCTTTAAGCTTCTCCAAATATTCATTATTGTCACTAACACGTGGAACCATAGTCATATCCTTAATCTCAACCTCAATACCTCTCTTGCTTCTACTACTAGCAAACTTCTCCATCCTACTCCTCAACTCCGGCTTACAATACCTAACCGTCCTAGTCCCCGTCTTCGGATCCTTCTCTATGACCCTAATACACTTAACCGAGGCACCACCAGGACCCTTAGGCCTACCCAACTTAGGATCATACGGAGCACTACTACCAGTAAGTTCCACCTTACCATCATCATAAACATAGCCAACTAACTCAAATTTATTATCCGTACCAAGACTAAACATCGGTCTTCTAGATTTTACTGGCGAGTCCCTCACAACAGCACCAGACGAATCTACCTCGCCACTCGGAATATATTCTAACGGAACGGAACCACCGAGATAAAACATCTGTCCCTTATAGACAGTAGGTTCCAAGCCTTGTTTCGTGCTTGGTAAAGGCATCTTCTTTACGCCAGGCGGAAGATGACCGACATCACCTGCCTCAATCAATAGACCGTTATTTAGAGAGAGATCCTCGGATATCAGGTTAGCTATCTCTTTCGGCGTAAGCACACGCGAAGACATTTATAATCCTCCAAATCAGTTATCATATATTTGATATAACCCCAATACCCTGACATTTCGGACACTTCGTATTCTCCCCCCTGACTTTCCTAATACTAGTTCCTTTGCACAATGGGCAGACACGCATACCATAATTCTGCATCTTATGGCTAGAGCCCTCACTTGCCATATTCATGGCCTGTTGTCTTTGTTTAATCAGGGAGTCATCAGTCTCTACAATAATTATATCAGTCTTACCACCGGCATTATCCCTAATATGAGAAGGAATCTCAATCTGTCTACCGGACTTACTACTGTACCTCCCAGTCTTAGTAACCTGAGCCCTTATCTTCTTAATACTAGCATCTGTATTATGCTTAAGTTCTTCACTAACAATAGAATCTGGATCAATACTCTCACCGGCATCAATCTTTACACCATCAACAACACCACTAATAGACTTAGCTTTCATAACCTTTTTCGGTGATGACTTAATAACCTTGCTCCTGCGTTTTGGCACGTCCTCTTGTTCTGGTTCTGGTTCCGGCTCCGGATCTGGTATCTCCTCCGTCTTGGTAGATTCTACAACCGTAATAACCCCACCCTGGGACACGGACATACCCGCATTCCTCAGAACAATTAAAGCCTTTTCAACCTCCTCCAATTTTTTCTCTATTAACTCACGAACATTTTTTGGCGAAGTTTCTTCGTGGTCATCACATAACGCCACCGGATAAATATTTCCAGAATGTTTTAATTGGATAACAGTGTTTAGTTTGGATGAATCACTACACCCACATACGATACAACACTTGTCGAATTTCATGAATCGATCCTCCTAAGGTTAGGTACTCTCATGAAAAAGAAAATGCAGATAATCACGCTAGACCTCGGCCTAACCGATACAAGTATCCCCGACAAAGACGAAAAAACAACAAAAAACATCGACGAAGCAATAAAGGAAGCCAAAACACAAAAAGAACTAATAGAAAAAGGAAAAAAGAAACGAGCAGAAGTACACATAGACAAAGCATTCCAACTACTCATGGAGGCCACCAACGAAGGACTAGAAGTACCCACAGAGGATCTGATGGAAATAAGTAAAGCCAAAACATCATCAAGCCTAATATTAAGATTAAAAAACAAAATAAAACAAGAAGGAGCACATTGGGAAATAAAGAAAAGAAAATCAAAAGGAATCACATATTACTCACTTAAACCTTCCACTATAACCGAGTAACCTCTTAATACAAGAAGAAATATTCCTAAAATCATCCCACTCAGCATTGCTACCAACACAGAAAATATTATAAGAATCCAATAACGAAGAATCCGGAGGATCTCCCAAAGGAAAACACTCCTTAATCCTCCTAGCCTCCATAAGATCAAAATTATACCCAATAAACTGACCAAAATAAGACAAAGGATTATCTAAAGGCTCGAAAGTACAAAAAATATAATCATTCGCAGAAATCTTATAAACCTTATAAAAAGCAATATTAGAATCACAAACCAAACTAGTCTCAGCACCCTCCAAATCAACCTTATCAGACCTAATCCAATAAAAACAAGTATCCTTAGACCTCAAATCACAAGACAAATTACAATAATCATATAAAGCATTCAAAGGAATAGTCGATACAATATTGTCAAAAGACAAAACCTGATTCTCACAAGAAACAGTCTTATCCGACAACCTAATACTAACCACCTTACCCTGAGAAGCAACCCGACTATTAATCTCATCAATATAAATCCTAGACAAACTACGATTCAATTCAAGACAAGTAATAGAATACACAGTCAGATTTGTCTTCAACAACTTATCAGCAACACTCGGAATAGCATCACCATAAACCTTACTCAAATACGAATCAACAGTTAAAGGAACCTCCTGATACATCAACTGGCCAGTATGAGAAAAAGGCCTCTTATAAAACAAAATAGGTCTATCTTTGTTAAACTCCTCTATAAAATCATCAACATCACTATCAATAGTAATATAATTATCAGAAAAGGGGATATCGTGACTATAATATCTAGACCTACCAAAAGGAACCAAAACCCACTCCGGCCCCAAAATATGCCTAGCAACCAAACCAACAACACCACTACCAAGAATCAAGTTCATAATTGATCCGGTTTAAAAACACCAATAGAAATAGGATCACAAAAAGGATACTCAGTAGGTTCAGAAACAGCCCTGACCTCATCAACCACCTGACCCTCTTTAGCAACAACAACCTTATCTTTCTTAGGAATCTTCGGCGGTACAGAACCACAATCAGAACACCCAACCAAATACCTATCATCCCTCTTATCGACATCCGTCAACCTAAACTGAACCATACCACCACATGCAGGACACGTCGTCTCATAAGAAATAACACTAACAGGATTCTGATCAGCATCCATTTCGAATTCTATGGGTCGAGCATCTAGGTCATGTTTGTTTATAGTGACCTGTATTCTATCGAAGACATTCATGTGCTAGTGGTCCAATCTGATTTTTCTTTTTCCCGTTTCCGAATATTTACCAACACACGCTCCTTAATCTCATTATAACACAATGTGCAGATATCAAGATTAATCAATCTCTCATCAACAGATTTAGGCCCAGACCTCTGAACAACACAATCCACCTCAACCATATCAAAATTCACACTCAAATACTCAAATTTCTTAGTCAAAATCTTATTGCATAAATCACACCTAATACCAACAGCCTTCTTAGTCTTAGGATCACAATAAGCTACCATAACGGATAATCCTCATCTCTAACCCTCTGTAAATCATCAGGACTCAAAGGCTCCTCCTCATCCTCAATATCAGCCCTCATAAGACGAATAATATCAGTATTATTACTGAACCTAAAACTCTTCCTAGGTACATTATAAATAATACCATCTATGTAAATCCCATTATCAACCTTCATAAGACCCTTATTCGCAGAAAAAATATCAGCCCAACAAACAATATCAGCAGTCTGCACACCATCCGTGACTCTAAGAGCATAATATGGATTGCCCTTCTTAGATTTTCTAGGCTCAACCTTCTCAATAACAACCTCAAGCTTCTGAATAATCTCATCACTCTCCTGCTTGGCATTATCAATACACTTCTGTATCGTATAGCCCGTAGTACGGTACAAATCCAAAGGAGAATGCCAATAATAACCCAAATACTCCTTCTCAATATCCAACTGTTCGCGCAAATCAAAATCCTCGACACGAGCACTAATATCCTCATAAGAAGGATCTATCTTCGGAGTAAAAAACTCAACCTTCTTAGGCAACTTCTTCCGCTTCGGATACCACTCCTTATACTCAGCAATCTTCTTATCACGAATCTCCTGCAACTTATCATCACTAAGCTTAAACCAAGAAGCAATTTCTTCACGCAACTCCTTGGTATTCTTATCCTTAGAATACTTCCAAACATAATAATACCACAAAGCCTTCTTATTAGCATACAACTTATCAAAAGCACCTAACTTAATAAGACGCTCAAAAACCGTTTTCTTCTTACCGCACTTCTCTATAACCTCCTCCAAACTAGTAAAGGAAGTACCGTAGGCCTTGGTAAAAGGCTCGGCAACAGAAGCACCAATACCCTTAATAGACTGAATACCAATAGTGACCTCATCACCATGAACAGTAAAATAGTCAGTCAACCTACAAACATCTAAAACACCAAACTTCACCTCATCCTTCTTAGCGGCACTCATATACAATGGTAACTTCTCTTGGTGGCATGCAGTCATAGCAGCAGCCCACCACTCAGCTGGATAATTCGCCTTAAGATACAAGCACATGTATGTTATAAGCGAGTACGCAACGCTATGGGATTTATTGAAGGCGTACCTGCCGAATGACTGCATACTTAGC